GCTGTCCCTACCTGGGCATAATAGGAAAGTAGTTATTGTGGCCGGTTACCGCAGGCAGAATACAGTTTATAACTTGACGTTCCCTAGTTATGAGGGACTCACAGTGACCATTAGGGGGCTCACTACGGGCCAAATGATGCAGCTATGGGATGACACGGCAAGTGCTAAGGCAGCAAAAGAAGCTGGTAATACAGATACAGCTTCTAAGTCCACAAGAGACATGCTCACTATGTTTGCTAACGCACTCATTGAGTGGAATCTTGAGGATGAAAACGGAGTCCCTGTACCTCCGACTCTTGAGGGTATTGAGTCACAGGATCTTCCCTTTGTTCTTTCGCTTGTTGAAGCTTGGACTTCTATACTCGCAGGGACAAGCGAAGACCTGGGAAAAGACTCGGACTCTGGCGAACGATTCCCGGAGGAATTGATTCCGATGGAAACATCGTAACAAAGCCGTGGGAACTCACAGAGGCCGAATTTATTATCGGCCTCTGTGAGCGCTTTCGCAAACTACCCAGTGAAATAGAAGCGGAAGATTCCAAGCTTCTACGTTATCTGGAAATCATCCGCTTGGGCTCACCAGTAGAAAGGGAGGAGGTGGAATAATGGCTAACGTCATTAACCTTACAATCCGTGCCAATGATGACACGCAAAGAGCCTTTGACAAAATGAATGAGAATTTTGGCAGGGCTTTTAAGAACATGGCAATGGTGGCAGCTTCGGCCGCTCCCCAACTTTTTGGGCCTATTATTGCCGGAGCGGGCGCGACTGCGGCGGCATTGGCTAGTGCTGGTATTGCTACTGCGGCATTTGGTGCGGCCGTTGTGCCCCAATTGCAGGCAGTAAAGAAAGCTTCTGAGGACTACACAAAGGTATTGACGGCCCAAGATAAGGCCGCTCGTATGAATGCAGATGCTCATGCACTTGCAGCTAAGGGTGGCAAGGAATACACGTCTGCTCTGAGTAAGGCTAAGAGCGCCAATCTGGCCGCTAAGGATGCTCAGGACGCTTACACTCAGTCTCTCGGGCACATGCCTAAGGCAACCCAGGATACTGCTATAGCGTTCGCAAAACTTAAGGACTCCTTTCAAAAGTGGTCTGACTCCCTGGCACCTAAGACAATGCCTATCTTTACTAAGGCTCTTGACACGATGCGGGGAGTACTCCCTTCATTGACTCCCCTAGTCGAGACTGCTTCTAATGCCTTTTCTGACATGATGGACAGGATCGGTAAGGGAGTTAAGGGTGATGGCTTCAAATCGTTCATGCGTGATATGGACAATGCGGCTAAGTCAACACTGCCTGACCTTCTTAAGTCCCTGGGTAACATTGGCGTGGGATTTGCAGGAGTTCTCCAAGCTTTCCTTCCTTTTTCTACTCAAATAACCGGCGGCCTAGAGCATATTACAGAGAAGTTCAGGGAATGGGGCCAAAGCCTTAAGGGAAGTTCTGGCTTTAATACATGGATGGATGGCGTCCAAGATAAGATTCCTGGCATTATTGGCTTGCTTGAGAGCCTGGCACAAATTGGAATGAAGCTTGCAGAAGCATTTATGCCAGTGTCAGCGGTGACACTTAAGTTGGTAGAAGCTTTTGCCGCAATGGTTAGCGCTATTCCTCAGGAAGCATTCAATACCTTCATTCCTATTCTTGTTGGTGCGGCCGTAGCTATGCGTCTATTCGGTGCCGCCGCCGCATTCGCAACAGGTGCTTTGGCAGCTACGCCAATCGGATCAATGATTGTTGCCCTAGGTGCTCTTGTTGGCGCGCTTATCGCTACTGGTAATGCTAACGATCTTCTCAACAGTTCATTTGGTCGTATGGGAGACGGGGCACAAAGTGCTACTGACAAAATGCTCTCTACTGCGGCTGGTATGGGTGATGCAGCACTTAACATCATTAAGTGGGTAGACACCCTGGGTGGCCTTATGCCTGATATGGCAGGGTCAACTGACCAAGCTGCTAACTCCATGGGCGATTTCGCTGATAGCGCCGATTTTGCATCTACCCAGGTGGGAGACTTTACAGACAAGGTTAGAGAATCTGCTAATGCTGCCCTAGAGCTTAGTGGTACACAGATCGGTCTTGAAGCTGCATTTGATGATGCAGCTAAGGCCGCTAACCGCAATGGCAAGAATCTAGATATTAGTACAGAGGCTGGTAGGGCTAACCGTACTGCCCTAGACAATGTTGCTTCGGCTGCATTGCGCGTAAAAGATAAGATGGAAGCATCAGGGGCTAGCGCTACTGATGTTGGTGCCAGGATGAATTCAGCGCGTAGTAACTTTGTCAATCTTGCCATGAGTATGCGTCTGTCAAGAGGACAGGCCAATGCACTTGCTAATTCACTTGGGCTTATCCGGAGTAAGACTGTCACTATTGTGACGATCTTTAAGAACATCGGTACGTCTAATGCTGGTATTACATCGGGTACAGCTCACGCCGCAATGGCTACTAAGGCATCTGGCGGTATTGTTGGCTACGCTGCGGAAGGTGGTCCTAGGGGCGGCCTTGTGCTAGTTGGCGAACAGGGTCCTGAATTGGTAAGGCTTGCGCCAGGATCAATGGTTCATAGTGCGGGTGATACACGACGTATGCAGAGCTACCCACCCAGGGATTTTTCACAGGATAGCGCCGCTTATAACCACAACGATGACCCTACTGTCTCACTTCACCTTACTCATAGCTATAAGGGTGCTAATAACAAAGCTGCCCTACTTATGCTAAAGCAGCTAACTGATGCAATAGATGATAAGATCACAACGATCCGTACTAAATTCAATTCTGTTATTTCCATTATTAAGCAGAAGTTTGACGGATCGCAGGAAGATGCCCTTGTTTCTTATGCAAAGAAGAATCTAGCGGCACTAGAAAAGCTTGCTATTAAGCGCGATGCAGTTGCCGCTAAATTGGCAGACGCTAGAAAGTACGCATCTGATCTAGCGCAATCAGTAAAGAGCTTTGCTAGTCTATCTTCAATGGGCGAAGACAATAGCACTTTGAGCATTTTGGCTAATCTAAAAGATAAGCTAGCTAAGATGCAAGAGTTCAATGCTGCTCTTAAAGCCCTTGCTAAGCGTGGGCTTTCTAAAGATTTGTACCAGCAGATCGCGGAACAAGGACCTGAGCAAGGTCTTACTCTTGCAAATAACTTCCTTGCCATGGAACCTTATATGTTCGATGAGGCGAACTCACTTCAATCGAAGATTAATAATGAAGCAAAAGCAACTGGCGCTAATTCAGCTGAATATCTATATAGCGTTAAGGCTCTAGAGAAGCAAGAGGCGAGTTTTCAACGGGCTATGGATAAAGCCGCTGACAAATTCACTGATAAAATTGCCGCTGCTCTTGCCAAACTAGCAAGAAATCCTAAGGGCAAGGCATCTGGTGGGCCGACGGGAGGCATGACCTGGGTAGGGGAACAAGGCCCTGAACTCCTAGATTTGCCTTATGGAAGCTCTGTCTACTCAGCAGGAGACAGCCGACGTATGTCTGGTAATTCAAATGGCCCTATTAGCATTCAACTCGAATGGGTTGGCAGCAATGGGGGCGATGAATTTATGACATGGCTTAGGCGGAACATTCGTGCTGTTGCCGGTAACGGCTCTAATAGTGTGCAAACAGCACTAAGTTAAGGAAACAGTTATGCATCGCTATAAGTCATGGAATGCGGCAATGGCTACTACAGCCGCGCAAGCCTCTGTAACTACGGGTACAGCTATCAAGACAATGCTTCAACTTAGTACCCCTAGCACGCGGCAACTACAGGTCATTTCATGGGGATTCACCATTGACGACACAGTTGGCGCGGATGGGGCCGTGGAGTTGATTGCTACGGACGTAGCCGCAACTGTGACAGCTCATGTAGCGGCCGGAGTTCAACCCCTAGACCCTAACGCCCCTGCTTCGCTACTCACCCTAGGTACGGCTAACACAGGCTTCACAGCGACTGCTGAGGGCACTACTACGGCATCCCGTACGTTCGATGTTGTGGCTTTCAGTTCGACCACAAGTGAATCACCGTATACATATAGCTACCAATTCATGCCGGATGAACGTCCTATCCTTGCAATCTCTAAGTTCCTTAGAGTGCGCGCTACTACTCCAACATCAGGTACGGATATGCGTTGCTGGATTGTTTGGGATGAGTAGTTACCCAGGGTAGAAAGGAGGGGAAGGGTTATGGGAATTGCTGCAA